GGATTGGTCAATTTGGCGGTACAGACACTGGCAACACGGGCGTCCGCAGAATCGAAGTCTCTGGATAATCGTGGTCTTGAAGCCGGCCTAGCTTACATTGGTCTGAAGTTGGAAGCTGCCGAGCGATTGATTACAGAACACTGGGCTGCTTACGAACAAGTCAAACCTGACAAGAGAGAAGTTGCAACGATCAAGTATCCTGACAGATACTCACTCAAGAGTGATGAGGATCGGATCGATGAGGCTGCTAAACTCAGTGCTGTTATCACAGATACTCCGAGCAATCAAGCTCGAAAAGAACTGTGGAAGAATGTTTGTAACACTCTACTGGGTGGTAAAGTCGATCCCGATACGATGTCGACTATCTACACGGAAATTGACACAGCCAAATTCACCACGGCTGATCCTGAAGTGATCATTGCCGCGAAAGACGCCGGCCTTGTCGGTGAACAACTTGCTTCAATTGCTCTAGGCTTCCCAGAGGATGAATATCTCCAAGCGCGTAAGGATCATGCTGCTCGGATAGCGGCTATTGCAGATCAACAAGGTGTTGTCGATGTGGCACCTTTAGGTGCGGCTTCAAGAGGCGTCGTCGATCTGGATGATAATCCAACAAGTTCTGGATCAGATGAGAAGGAACTCAGTCGGGAGACAGATTCCCAAGACACAACCAAAAGCCGCACTCGTGGCAATGGCAAGAATAACCAAGAGGAGTGATGAAGATGCCAAAGTTAGTTGAAGTTCGAGAAACAGTTGACCCTCAACATCTTCGTTGGGGTCACACAGTGGTAGGCACAACTGCGGTGCAACTTACTGCCTTGGGATTTGAATTCTCAAAGGGGTTGTTGCTACGTACTCCAGGGTCGGCTGATGGCACCCCGAATACCAATTTCATTTGGGTAGGTGGTGCAGGGGTGACTGCTGATTCAGATGTAGCAACTGGAGGTATTCCAATTCCTCCTGGAGATTCAATTAACCTCCCGATGAATGACCCAACTAAAATTTATGTGATTTCAGATGCGGCCACGCAGGAAATTGCTTGGATGGGAGCATAAAGTGAGTTTTTCTCTTGGACGGTGGCGATCTTTGGGTGGGAGTTCGGCCTTCAGGTCACCAATACAACAAGCGCCTGTTCCTGGATTCCCGCCTTGGGAAGACAATGACCCTGTTTGGGCAGATTTTGCAACCCCACTAAACAATCTCTTCACGGGTGATGGAGCTAATTTCGATGAGGATACATCTGCTAATTTAGGGTCTCTCGGTGCCGGTTCAAAATGGCACGGAGGTGTTTTAGCCCCGAATGGTGCCATTTATGGAATTCCATTTTCTTCAACTACATCCATCCTGAAAATTGATTCTTCCGATGATTCAGTGGCTACCTTCGGTACTACTAGTGGTGTCGCTCAATGGGCTGGTGGTGTTCTAGCTCCGAACGAAATCATTTATGGGATACCCTACTATGCCACAGACATTTTGAGGATTGATCCTTCAGATGACTCAGTAACTACTTTTGGTAGTCTTTCAGGTAGTGCGAAATGGTTTGGTGGTGTCTTAGGTCCAAATGGGATTATTTATGGGATTCCAAATTCCTCTGAAACCATTTTGAGGATTGATCCTTCCGGTGATTCAGTGACTACCTTCGGTGGTACTCTCTCTGGTTCCGAAAAATGGAATGGTGGTGTTTTAGGTCCTAATGGTATTATCTATGGGATACCATACATGTCCACAACCATTTTGAGGATTGATCCTTCGACAGATTCAGTGACTACTTTTGGTGGTACTCTTTCTGGTGGTGCAAAATGGCGCGGTGGTGTCTTAGGTCCAAATGGTATCATCTATGGGATTCCGTACTGGTCCACATCCATTTTGAGGATTGATCCTTCGACAGATTCAGTGACTACCTTTGGAAATCTCTCTGGTTCTTATAAATGGAATAGTGGGTTTTTAGCCCCAAATGGGATTATTTATGGGGTTACATTAGATTCCACATCCATTTTGAGAATCGATCCTTCGACAGATTCAGTGACTACTTTTGGCAGTATTCCTAGTATTTCAAAATACGCGGATGCTGTTCTAGCGCCGAATGGATCAGTCTATTGGATACCATTAGACAATACTTTCGTGTACAAACACAACACCGTTTCAATTGATGTCCCTGAAGACATGGCTCTTGCGAGGTACTGGAATAAGCTATGAGTTTCTCTATTGAACGGTGGCGATCTCTGGGCGGAATATCACCTTTTGGATCGATGATACGTCAGCAAGCAGGCGGTGGTGCTCCTGCTGGTTTCCCACCTTGGGAAGATAATGATCCTGTTTGGGGAGATTTTGCAACCCCACTAAACAATCTCTTCACGGGTGATGGAGCTAATTTCGATGAGGATACCTCTGCTGATTTAGGGTCTCTCGGTGCTGGTGCAAAATGGTGGGGTGGTGTATTAGGTCCTAATGGTGTTGTTTATGGGATTCCATATACTGACACATCCATCTTGAGGATTGATACTTCGACAGATGCAGTGACTACCTTTGGAAGCTTCTCCGATAGATGGACCGGTGGTGTTCTAGCTCCAAATGGGATCATCTATGGGATTCCATATAATTCCACATCCGTTTTGAGACTTAATCCTTCTGGTGATTCGACGACTACCTTTGGAAGCCTCACTGGTTCCGGAAAATGGCGAGGTGGTGTTCTAGGTCCAAATGGGATCATCTACGGAATTCCGTATGTCTCTGAAACCGTTCTTAGACTTAATCCTTCGGATGATTCGACGACTAGAATCGGTAGTCTTTCTGGTTCCTCAAAATGGGCTGGTGGCGTTCTAGGTCCAAATGGGATCATCTATGGAATTCCGTATGTCTCCACATCCATCTTGAGGATTGATCCTTCTGGTGATGTAATAACCACCTTCGATAATCTCTCTGGTGCTTCAAAATGGGTTGGCGGCGTTCTAGGTCCGAATGGAATCATCTATGGAATTCCATACGACTCCACGTCCATTTTAAGAATTGATCCTTCGACAGATTCAGTGACTACCTTTGGAAGCCTCACTGGTACCGGAAAATGGTCCGGTGGTATTTTGGCTCCAAATGGAATCATTTATGGGATTCCATATAGCTCTGAAACCATTTTGAGGATTGATCCTTCGACAGATGCAGTGACTACCTTCCGTGGTACTATTTCTGGTAGCTCAAAATGGGGTGGTGGTGTTCTAGCACAAAATGGATCAGCCTATTGGATACCGTATGCCAAAACTTCGGTATACAAACACAATACCGTTTCAATCGCCGTCCCTGAAGACATGCCTCTTGCAAGATATTGGAACAAGCTATGAGTACCATCAGATTCTACAAACTCACAGCCGGAGAACGTGCTAAAATTGAGGCATTCACTGCAACTCAGAAGGATGTCTTATTGATCATCTGTGATCATGGTGAAGGACGTGTCGGCATCAATGCGGATGCTGTAGAGTCTGTGACCTTCAAAAAGTACTTCACTGAGTTAGGGGATTTTTTGGAGCCATCTCGAATAGTCATCATTGATCTGGATGATTTGGATTTGGAAAATCGGCTCTTTTAGTAACACTTTAAGGGGGTAGGACCTCCTGTGATCATTTGAAGGGGAATAAGATGGCAACCATCACACAGGTCTACTATGGTTCTGTTGCAGAGGCGAATGAATACTTCGCATTGCGACTCCATTCTACAGCCTGGACAAGCTCCAGTGTGGCTGATCGGCCCAAAGCCCTCTGGGCAGCAGCGTTGATCATTGATTCCCTGAATTTTCGGGGATACAAGAATCCTGTTTACACACTCTTGGAAGCTACACCCTTAGCAACGGATGAGGAAATCCGTACGGCTGAGGCGTCTCAAGTTCTGGAGTTCCCTCGTGGCCCCGACACAACGGTACCTGAAGTCATTCGTATGGCATCCTATGAGATTGCCTACAACTTGCTTGATGGTAAGGACCCAGAATTGGAATTGGAGACTCTTGGCATCGTGAGTCAAGGGTATGCATCCGTACGAACATCTTACAATAGGAGCCAAGTGCCGATTGATCACATAATCAATGGTATCCCAAGTCCACAAGCGTGGCGTTGGATTATGCCATTTCTTCGGGATGATGACCAGATTATTCTTGCGCGTGTTTCGTAGCAAGAGCCTTTGTTTCACTGACCATGTAGGTCAGGTTTAGATCGTTTTGGATTCACACCACTGCCAATATGATCATCAAATTCAGTGGGTATTGTTTGGAGATTTTCCATGTTTAACGAATTGTACCTGTCCGTTCCTCAAGTTTCTTGTTTCGATGGTGATGATGCCAATGCTGGCGATGCCAATGCTGGTGATGCCAATGCTGGTGATGCCAATGCTGATGGCGGCAATACGGGTGATGCCGGTAAAACATTCAACACAGCCGAAGTCAACAAGATCGTCGAAGAGCGTCTTGCACGCGATCGCAAGAGTCAAGGTGAAAAGCTCAAAGTCAAGTACGAAGAGCTTCAAGCCACTCACAACACTCTCTTGGAGAATAAGAATCTCTCGGATGAAGAGCGAGGCAAGTTGGAAACATCTTTGGATGATGTGACAAACCGACTGCGGACAAAAGAGGAACGTGCCAAGCACGAGAAACAAACATTGCAGTCAGAGTTTGACACGCAATTGCAGAAGGAACGAGAAGATCGTGAAATGTGGGAGGGTCGTTTTCGCAATGACCGTATCCATCGTGATTTGCAGGACGCAGCGGTGACCCATGATGCCTACAATGCTGATCAAGTAGTGCGTTTGCTTTCACCCATGACTAAATTGACTCCCGTCACTGATGACACTGGGAAAGAGAATGGTCAGTTTAAGACAGTTGTTGACTTCCCCGATCATGATGAGAAGGGCGAAGAAGTCACTTTTTCAGGTACTCCTGATGATATTGTAAAGCGAATGAGAGACCTTGGTAACTTCAAGAATCTCTTCAAAGTCAATGTCGTCGCTGGTTTGGGTGCCGGAAATGCTACCGATGGCGTATCATCGGGTCCGAATGGTCGTGTTGATCAGCGTAAGCTAACGCCTGAACAATTCCGTAAGCTCCACAAAGAGAACCCCGCTCTTGTTGGAATGTAAAACCATTCGCCCTTTGGGGGTAAGTACGTAAACCAAACTTTGTAACCGTTCTTTTGGAGAACAACAATGAATTCTTTTTACCTCTGCAACGCTGAAGTTGCTTGCTACGCCAACGACAATGACGCTTTCGTTCCGGAGCACTGGGCCAATGCTGGTCTCATGCTGCTTGAAGAGAACATGGTGATGGCTCAGTTGGTTCACCGTGATTTTGAAGATCAAATTCAGCGATTCGGCGATGTGGTCAACACTCGTCGGCCGAACAACTTCAAGATCGACCGTAAGATCGATGGGGACACTCTGACTTACCAGGATGCCGTCAGCACAAATGTGCCGGTAACCCTGAACCAGTGGTTCTCCATGCCGTTCATCATCTATGATGGTGAGGAAAGCATGTCCTTCAAGGATTTGGTCGGTATCTACCTAGCCCCCGCCATGAAGACCATCGCCCAAGGTGTGGACCGTGCCGTCACAGGTCAGATGTATCAATTCCTCGGTGGACTCACCGCCCGAGTTGGTCGTCTGGAAAATCTCGCGTCTGGGACTTCGGATGAGACCGTGTTGGATGCTCGACAGGTGTTGAATGATAATCTGGCCCCGCTGGGTGCCGAGAGACATCTGCTCCTGACTTCGTCCAGTGAGACGGCTCTCTTGAAGAATGATGTCCATGTGAAGGCTAACGAGCGGGGCGACGGTGGAGAGGCCCTTGAGAATGCTCGACTAGGCCGTATCCATGGGTTCAATACTTGGATGGGTCAGAATGTGCCGAGTGTGGCCGCTGGAACTTCCATTGCTGGTACCGTGACAGGTGCTCATCCCGCTGGTAAGACCGGCGTCCTTGCTTGTACCCTTGGTGCTACCGTTGTCGGTGAGTTCATCAACGTGGCTGCAAATGATCAGCCCACGTTCTGTACTGCCATCAGTGGTGCGACCACAGACTTCACTCTGAATGAAGCTCTGAAGTACGCGACTGGTGCTGGTGCTGTCTGCACGGCCTACACCTCGGATACCGTGGATCATCCGTCTGCTGGCACGTATGCCATAGGTTGGTCCAAGAAAGTCCAAGTGGACAATATTGCTTATTGGAATATTGGCCAATTGTGTGCCTTCGGGACTGGTGCGGGTCGTCGAACCTACACCGTCATCGAAATCAATGGCGACAATCTCATCTTGGATCGTCCGTTGGAAGTTGCTGTTGCCGATGGTGCTGCCGCCTTCCCCGGTCCTCAAGGGAGCTTCAACCTTGCGTTCCATCGTGAAGCCCTTGCGTTGATCACGCGACCTCTCGCCTTGCCGCGAGCGAGCAACGTGGATGCTGGTGTGGCGAGCTACAATGGTATCTCCATGCGAGTTTCCTTCCAGTATGACCAGGCCGTTGGTGGCACGAAGGTCAACTGTGATATGCTGGCTGGTCTGGCCGTTCTGGACACCAATCTTGCGTGTGTTCTGCTTGGCTAAACCCTCTCTGTGACTTTCAAGACTTACCCGCTGGGGAAACCCAGCGGGTGGTCTTTCTTTTCCTTAGTTTGCCAGAGAGGTTGTTATGACGGATTTTCTTTTCGCCTTTAACGGACTGACGGAAATGGGTTGGCTTCTACAGAATTTTGGCCCACTTATGACCGCAGTGGTCTTCTTCATCTGGCGCGATTATCGTCGCGAAGACAAACTTCAAACCCGTGTCAAGGAACTCGAAGACGAGATTCGAGACATCGTGCTACCACTCGTTAATAGTTGTTCCGCAGTGATTGCGAAGAACACTCAGATGATGGAACAGAATGGGCGAGTGATGGAACGTCTTGAAACTGTTATCGATCGGACACTCAGATAAGCGAGGCCGTTATGTATCCCGCCGAACAAATGCTGAAACGAATGATGCGGCGAACGCTCTACCCGCTGAAGCGTCAGTACGGCGGCTCCATCGACATCTACACTATTGGCAGTTCCACAACTGATCAGGAGACTGGCGTAGTCACCATGAGTAGAGATGTGATTCATGTCAATCGAGCCATTGTTCTGCCTGCCAGGATAACACGAGAAGTCAAGAAGAGTATTTCTCAAATCTCGGCAAATAAATCATTCGTCGTTGGTGGAACGTACGATGCTGGCCGTCGCATCTTCATAATTGATCGAGAGGATGCTTCCGATCTCGACCTAACTAACAATTCCTTTCTCGTATATCGTAATCGAAAATACGAGTTTGAAACTGTCCAAGAGTTTGAGTTTGAATCCGGCTGGACAATTGTTGGTCGTGAATTAGTTGGTGAGGTTCCTGAACAAATTTACCTTCTTTCTGCTGATAACCTTCTGACTCTAACCCAGGAGGCTTTCGATGTCAGCTAACCCTAATTGGGCTCGGTGGTTATTTGCTTCTATCGCCAAGACTTTGAGACAAGTTGCTATAGACGTTAGTCTTCCAGTGATTGTTGAAGGTGTTGATGATATAACAGACGCTTTTACCGAAGCCACCGATCGTGTTGAGATTCGTATTAGTGGACCTTTTACCCATGAGTATCCAGGGAATGACTACCGAATCCAGATGGATGTCAATGTGATTCTCACAAGTCGTTTCGATGGTGCTCAGAAAAACAGGCACGCGATCCTGACAAACGCGGGTCTCTTCCACACCGCCATGGATACAGCCATACAAATCTACAAGTATGGAAATACTGTTGCAGATGATGATTCACATCTGGGTTGTTTGATTCCTCGTTCAGGGAAGAATGATAGTGTTCGAGTGATGCACTTTGGTCAAGTTGATCCCACTTCAACTGATAAAGTCAAACAATCTGTTGTGGATGCTCGTTACGAAATGTACCTCTCTGAGGGTTAAGTGTGTTTCTCCACGCCGTAGAAATCGGCGGTCAATACGTTCTCTTTTCAACCAAAAGGGGTTTTAACCCCACTAACATCTTAATAGGGGGATTTACCCTTGGCCAGAATCGAACTCAAAAACTGTGTGATCAGCATGAAAGACGGTCTTAGTGGGACCGGTGCGATCAATGAACCCACCACTGCCCCTGTTGCTACCGATCTCGAATTCGACATCGACACCCTGGTCCTCAATGCGGGTGGCCTCGGAACTGATGTAGTTCCTCTTGGAGCACGTTTTACCGTCGATGGTGAAACTGATGCCACGCAAGTGCATGTTGTAACCGGACGAACACCTACTGATGGTTCGGCTACCACAACCAACATCGTCTTCACACCGGCTCTCGGTGCTGGCACGTATGTCGACGGTGGGGTAGTCACTTTTGCACCCATCGAACTTACTATCAAGATCGGTGATGGTAACCTGACCTACACCGAAGCCAACGAGTATGAGTATGATCTCGACCGTGGCGTTCTCGATACTGTCCGTGCTGGAGACCAAGTACCTCTGGACGTGAGTCTTGACTTCGTTTACGAGTTCATTACAACTGGAACCAGCGAAGTTGTTTCTGTGATGGATGCCCTCAAGGCTATTGGTGGGGCCTCCGAATGGCGAAGCTCATCTTCTGATCCTTGTGAGCCCTACTCGGTCGACATTGAGGTTGTTTACACGCCCCTCTGTTCCACATCTGAAATTGAAACGACAGTCTTCCCGGAATTCCGTTCCGAGAGTCGTGAAGCAGATTTGGGTGAGGCCAATGTCTCTGTCTCTGGCCGCTGTAATGCTGTCCAACCGACAATTACGCGAACCGCCCAGTAAGGAGGTGCATCATAGCCAGGATAGAATTGAAGAACTGTACCATCCGCATGAAGGATGGTTGGGCCGGAGCGGCACTAGTTGATGATCTTGCGATTGCAGGTGGGAACACCACTCTGGAAATCGATACCATCTCTGGTACACCTCTCTCCGTCACGATAATCTCTGTTGGCGTTCGTTTTACGATCGACACTGTGACTGATACTATTTTCACAGTGACTGCCGCCAACTCCAATGAAATCCAGACACTCGATCTGGATACACCAACGGCGGGTACATTTACTCTCTCATGGAATGGTGAAGGTCCTACGGCTGGTATTGCCTACGATGCTGATGCTGCCACAATCAAGGCGGCTTTGGTAACTTTGGCAAACCTCACCACTACCGACATCGATGTGGTTGGTGCATCTCTAGGTCCGTTCACCTTTGAATTTAAGGGTACGTATCTAGCGACCGATGTTGTTTTGGCAACTATCGATGGAACGAGCCTAACGAATGCTGCCAGCGCTGAGTCTATTGTTGAGACTCATCCTGGAGCGACAACTTGGGAATTGACGTTCACACCGGCTCTCGACGCTGGCGACTTGCCTGCTAATGACGATGTGATCACGTTCCTACCTCAACAGTTGGATATCAAGATCGGTGATGGGAATCTAACCTACACTGAAGCCAACGAGTATGAGTACGATCTCGACCGTGGTGTTCTTGACACCGTCCGTGCTGGTGACCAAGTCCCCTTGGACTTGAGTCTTGACTTCGTCTACGAGTTCATTACGACGGGTACCAGCGAAGAGGTTTCTGTAATGGATGCCCTCAAGCAGATAGGTGGAGCCTCTGATTGGGTCTCCAGTTCCTCTGATCCTTGTGAGCCTTACTCGGTAGACATTGAGGTTATTTACACACCTCTCTGTTCCACATCAGAAATCGAAACGACAATCTTCCCGGAATTCCGTTCGGAAAGCCGTGAAGCCGATCTGGGTGAAGCTGCTGTCTCTGTGTCCGGTCGGTGTAATGCCGTCCAGCCCACGATAACGCGAACCGCCCAATAGTAATTTTCCGCCTGGGGTGGGCCACCACCTGCCCCAGGTTTTCTTTTATCTCTTTACGAGGGAGATCAAACATGAAGATTGGTGGAATTGATCCGACAACATTGCCAAGCGAAGAAATTCTTGTGCTGCCGCGCGGCGAGAAACAAATCGTTTTCCGTGCCCAAGGGGTTCCGAATTATGATGAATTTCACGCTCTTTGCCCAGAGCCGAAACCCTCCAAAATTCTTAAACCACAAGAAGGCTGGGTGGACAATGAGGATGACCCTGGTTACCAAGACATGATGAAAACCTACAACCAGAGGAAAATGTCTTGGTTAGTTGTTCGTTCCCTGGAACCAAGTGAGATTGAATGGGAAAAAGTTGATCCTAACAAACCTGCAACTTGGTTAGAGTGGGGTGAAGAATTGCAGAAGAATGGCTTCAGCCAGGTTGAATGTAATCGTATTCAACGTCTTGTCTTCCAAGCCAACTGCCTTGATGAAGACAAACTCGCACAGGCGCGAGAAAGTTTTCTACTTGGTCAACAGCCAGTTCCAAGCGAATACTCTGGCCTAAGTATCGCACCGGAGACTACGCAGTCTGGAGAGCCTGTTGCCGAA